TTCAACTCGGCGGTGTTTTCCCGCCGCCATTTCTCCCATCTTTCATCCCAAGCCATGGGGTTCGACCTCCTTTCGTATGAGATGGACCTCTCATCGGTTTTCAAGGTTCTTCCCGGTGTGGCGCTAATGGGACTCGAACCCCTGACCACATGAACTTTTTTCGCCCGTCGCGATGGTTAAGTTAGATCAAGGCCTCCGCGCACACGTCCCTGAGCCTGGTGATTCTTTCCCTCAATTCCGGCTGGTCGATTCTGCCGTTGTCCGCCAGGTCGAAGAGCAGCTCGCGGTACCGCCTGGGATCCGTTAAGACCGTCAATGCCTCGTCCGCCGCATCTGCAAATTCCCTCGCCTCGGTCACGCCGTCTTGCTTTCCTTCTCCCCCGGCTGTACGGGGGCAGGAGAAGGGTTTAGAAGGTCGTCGACAGAACACCCGAAAAAATAGGCTATCTTTTTCAAATTTCCTGCAGATACGCCATCAATGCCATTCACATCGCCTTTCATTGCATTTTCAATCCGAGCATATGTCCGAAGCGGGATGCCGGTTTCCTGCGAGATTTGAGCTTGAGTTAAGCCCATTTGTTTCCTTCTTTCAGCTATAGGGTTCATTGCGCACCTCCTTTCTTGGGAAAGAATACGCCATAATTGGCATTGCGTCAATAGGCATTTTGCAAAAAATGGCATTTTTAACGCGAACCCTACGCCATCCCTGTCTATTGCCATATTTGGCACGTTGGGATAGTCTTTTTTTAGAGGAGGTGATTTTTTTGAACAGTAAGGATGGTATGCGAGAGAGTATCAAAGAGCGGTTCAAGGTGGTATTGAAGAATAACGAGATTACACAGCAAGAGCTCTCTGCCCTTTCCGGTGTTTCCGTTCGAACAATTAGTCGCATATCAGCCGAAGGAGTCATTTCGGCGAAGACAGCTGAGAAAATTGCCCCCTATCTAGGAGTATCAGAGTTATATTTGCGAGCGAGGTCAAATACTCCAACCACCTCTTCTGCTCCGATCACCTCCGACCCTACAACGGAAAAGGAACCCCCACTTTCCGTGGGGGAAGAACCTGTCTGGATTCCTGTCGTGGAACCTCACGTTTGTGCCGGAGGTGGAAATGGTTATATGGAAATTGATTGGGAGCCCGTCGGGAGATTTCCTTTCGCCCCTGCCGACCTTCTCGGAGTATCCTGGCATTCTGGAACCCTCCGTATAATTCGTGTTGACGGTAACAGTATGGAACCCCGGTATAGAGACGGAGACATGATCCTCTTCTCCGAGGAATGCGTTTCTTCCGGGGACGTTATCGTCGCACTGTGGGACGGCAGACTGTTTTTGCGAGGCTATATTGAAGATAAAAAGAACGAAACATGCCGGCTGAAAGCTCTGAATCCGGATTATGCGGATATTGTGATTGATCCTGATGACGAAAGGTTTTTACCACTAGGGAAGGTCGTGGGCAAAGTGAACCGTATCGAACCTGATAGGGGTTTCTGGTGACCCCCCCCTTTGCTTGTACGTGTTTTTCGAAAGAGGTGAAGACATGCTGAAAAACAGTGGGGATTTAATTACAGAGCTTTCAGAAGGGGCAAATTTGGTAAATGGGAAGCAAACCTGGGAGTACGCGATGGAAGGGAAGGACAACATTGAACTCATGAAAAAATGCTGTAATGCAGAAATCAAGGCCTCCAAAAAAACAAAAATGGTTCCCGCCCCCTATTATTTTCGCCGTGTCGCTATCCTTTCAAGAAAAGCAAAGAATTATGAGGAAGAAATCAAGTATTGCACAATCTATTTGGACGCTCTTGCAAATGTCAAAAGGATCAATCCTGAAACCACTATACAGGTGGAAGCTTTGTCCGACTGGTTCATAAAAAGAAGCGAGAAAGCCGAGCTTCTTTTTGCTAAGTCTCTTCAAAAGCGGGCAAAGGCTTAGAAATTCCAAGGGGTAAAATCGTGAAGGCGGATTTGGAATTGGATCACAGGCCATAAAAGGAGGGGGTTTTGGTGTCAAACATCTCCGATCTCATAATGAAGATACGAAATTCCGGGTTGCCCGGAGATGTGTGCTCAGAACTTGAAAAACGGCTGATTCGCGAAGGCCCAGGGATGGATGTTGACCTCGCGATCAGTGAAGCCTCCGCACCGGCAAATACTCCTGCCAAAATGGCCATCATCGAAGAATTCAACGATCTCGAACGAAACCGGATCATTGATGCCGGGGTGAGAAACAAGTGGATTAAACGGGTCGAAAAGGAAGGGGCAACGCCTGAGATTCTGGCTCAACTCCAGTCATTCCGGCAAAGAAAGCTGGAAATTCTGGAAGAGCTAGAACAGCAAAAGGCTGAAAGGCAAAAAAAAGAGGAAGCCCTTCTTCCTCTTCAAGTCAAATATGACCCTGACGCAGAGATCCGCTGCCCGAAGTGCGGGTCTCCCCAACTCACCGCAAATACCAAAGGGTATGGCCTGGGAAATGCCGCTATCGGCGGTGTTTTGCTGGGTCCTGTGGGATTACTCGGGGGATTTGTAGGGAGCAAAAAAATCCTCATTACCTGTCTCCGATGCGGGCATTCATGGACGCCGGGGGGAAAATAAACCGAACAAAGTACCTGAAGTAAAGGCTTCATGGAGACACACTATCAAAAACGGGAGGGGTAAGTGAATGAAAAGAACGATCATCGCGGTTCTTTCCCTTTTGATTTTTGCAAGTGCGGCGCTGGCGGCAACGGTTTATATCACCGACACGGGAGACAAATACCATCAGGCGAGTTGCCAATACCTGAGCAAATCCCGCAATCCCATCTCACAAGAACAAGCAATAGCCCAAGGCTACTCTCCATGCTCGGTCTGCATATCGGGATCCTCCTCCGCCGATCCCCGATCTTCCGGCACCAAGAAACCCGCAAGCACATTTCAGGCACCAAAAAAGGAGCTGCCTCCCTATCTGTCCGGTGGGAATCGGCGCCCTGTCAACACCGGGAAGAACTTCCTCTGCGAGGGGAAATGCGTTGTCATCCAAAAAGGAAAGCAGACCCTGGCCAAGATGAATTTCCGCTCTCTGGCCCAGGCACAGCATGCGGTCGCCATGCTGAACCGGCTGTATGAAACATTCTAATTATCTCAAAGCGATAATCTTCTGCCGGGGAGGTAATGTCATGCGAAAGCGTATTTTAACCGGAATCCTGCTCTGCATCCTTTTGGTTTCAGCAATTTCGGCGCTCGCGAATGTTACCGAGAAACCGTCACAATTGGCTTCAGCGGACACAATCGTCTACATAACTCGCACGGGGGCAAAGTATCATCGAAACGGCTGCGGTTCCCTCAGTCGCTCGAAAATCCCCATATCTCTGAAAGAAGCCAAGCAATTGGGTTACGAGCCATGCAAGCGATGCAACCCGCCGCAGTAAGAATGTGAGGTGAGAAAATGGATGAGAACGAGAGGTACTCGTGGCAAAACACCCTCTCCCTGACCCTTGGATACGGGGCCCTCTTCTCCGGGCTCGTCTGGATCTATGGAAGGATGCCCGAGGCCCCATTTTTCAGAGCGGCCGGTTTTTTATTGTTATCTGTGACCCTGTTTTTCTCGATACTCCTGCTGGAGTCATTCCTGTTCATATGGCTCAGGACGCACGACGAACAGGCAAGAAACACAAGGATCGGGAAGGTTATCCTCTTTACACGTAGGCACCTCGTCCGATACTGGGCTTGGTTTTTCCTTGTCGAAAGCATCCTGGCCGGAGTGACGGCCAGCATCCTAATTTTCTACTCCTTCGCTGCGGGTTTTGATCTGTCCTATGAAAACGAGATTACAGCGCTCCGCCGCGAAAACGCAGTCCTGAGACAAGACCTCGACCAGGCACTCTCGATCCTTCACCACGAACGCCTGATGCACTTCGGGATCGCGTCGGATGACGTTCGAATGAATATCAACGTAACTTCTGTATCTTCAGCAGCAGACAATGTGCCTCAGAAAGAAGCAGAGACCGTGGCGGACTCCGACGATGATGTTCATAAAGTACAATTGAAGTCGGATCCTTTATTTTTAAAATAACGATCGGAGGGGATTAGTATGACAAGCACGCTTTATGTTCCAATACTGAAGTGGAAACAGGGGGAACAAGGAGCGATCAAGGAAATGTCATCTGAAGAGAAGACTCATCTGCTACCTCTCATCGAAATCCTGCCGCCGTCGACAAGAAAAGAAACCACCGATCAAGACCATATGAACAAATCGATCCTTGCCATTACAAATTCATGGGGGAACAACCCATTCTTTCTTGATGTTATGTCCTGGTATCATACTGTGGATAGCGATGTTCACCCCTATGAAGTGGTTTTGAATAGCTTACGAGGAACTACTTTATTTCCAATATTTGTGGCGTCGTTGGTTCTCGATCAAAATGAATGCAAAATATTAAAAAAACTCCTAAAAAAGGATTCGGAAATAGCTTTGCGCTTAACGGTAGATGTTCTCGTCAGCAACAACCTTGAAAAACAGATAAACCTTTTCCTGAAAAATGTTAAAAAAACACCAGATTTAACTCATCTCATCCTAGACTTGCAGTTCATAACACCTCAACAACGACTGCTTTTACCTAGAGAGATTATTACTATTATGAACGAGCTCCCATATGCTCAGGATTGGAAGAGCATAACTCTAGCCGGGACTAGTTTCCCTGACAATCTTGGCGGACTAAAGAAAAACACCCTAACACAGATTCCACGTGTGGCCTGGAGTGTTTGGCGAATACTTACCCAACAAACAGATGGATATCAAATCAATTTTGCAGACTATGGGGTAAGCGGGGTACGTCCCCCTATAGAGTACGAAGCATTTATGGGGAGGTCAGCAAATATTCGTTTTACTTCTACGAATCATTGGCTTGTCTTCAAGGGAGAATCTCTTCTGGGGAAAAAAGGTTTTAGCCAATACCGCGATCTGTCAAAAGAACTTATATCAAATGAGGCGTACCTGGGCAAAGATTTCAGTTGGGGAGACTTGTTTATCTTCAAATGTGCTACAGAAGAAGATTCTCAGACTGGTAATCAAACGACATGGAGAAAGGTTGGCACTTCGCATCATATCGCTTTTGTTTTGCAGCAGCTCGCCAATCTCCCCTAGCTTTAAGTATCTGCCGAACTTCCTCTTCCAGTTTTGGAAGAGGAAGTTCGCTACTTAAGCGCTTCCACAATATTCTGCAAGGCTTGCTTTTAAACCCTGCAAGAAGACCATATTTCTCCAAAAGAGAGATTGTCTCAGATTTCCAAAGCATTCGAGCTATCTCGTAAGGATCTTGGTTTGAATTAGCGGAAGATGGTCTAATTTCATGTAAAACAACAGACCCCATTTTCTTTTCTGCCAAGAAAACCCCCCAATAAAACGGGATTCTTGTCAGCGCGTGCTCGAGGTGTTTCTCTCCTACTACCAAATGAAGGTACTCAAACACCTTCTCATACCCTTCGATTTGGCGTGAAAGTCGCAGCAGCGTGTCTTTATCACTTTTTATTTCAAAACCATGGAAATGCCCGTTGAAAATAGCTAGGTCAATACGTGTATCTAGTAGTGAAAACTCTTCAACGAGCAATGTTTTGTTGTCTTCATTTTTTAGGTTATGGACATAAGTAGAATCAAGGAGAGCCTTTCGTATCTCAATATCTTTTGTTTTTTCCACAGATACGGCCTCCTTTGATAGAATAACTTTTTGGGGATAATAGCATGAAACAGTCAAAACCCCAAATACCAGTTTACGCTTTCCTTACGCTTGACTACTCCTCCAACAAGGAATCGCCCGAGTAAAAAGGCTGGAACGTGCTGAGGAGAATGGTGCGATCAGAGTCAGTACAGAAGACGACATATTAAGCACCCTTGGATTTTAACCATGGAGGCCCCCATGACTGAACTTATCCCCGCCGCAGCCTACGTCCGCTACTCCTCCGAACTCCAGGACGAACTATCCATTCAGGGACAGCTCGACGAGATCCGCGCCTTTGCTGCCAAGAATGGGTACGAGGTTATAACTGTCTTTGCGGACCGGGCTGAGCGAGGCTCTTCGGACTCCCGCCCTCAGTTTGTCGAAATGCAGCTGGCTGCGAAAAGCCCAACGTGCCCGTTCAAGGCAATCATCGCGTGGAAATCTGACCGAATTGCCCGGAAGTACGAACTCGCCGCCGGTTTCCGGGGCTTTCTCCGGCGCCGCGGTATCGCCCTCCTTTTTGTTGCGGAGCCCAATATAGACGGCCCCGTGGGGTCGCTTCTTTCCGCAGTCATGGACGGCATGAACGAGTTTTACAGCGCCAACCTGGGAGAGAACGTCCGAAGAGGGATGAAGACCTCTGTATCCAGAGGATTCGCCTCCGGAGGAACAGCTCCCTTCGGTTACAGGAAAATCCAGGTCCCTGGCGATAATGGAAAGATGAAATGGAAATGGGAGGTGGATCCTCTCACCGCCCCCATTGTTCGAAAAATATATGACGAATACGCTTCCGGCAGAGGACTTGTATCCATTGCCAACGCGCTCAACGCAGACGAGATCAAAACCGCCCGGGGTGGGAGATGGCACTCTGGCCAAGTTTGGGCAACGCTCTTCTCTCAAAGGGACGCCTACCTTGGGCGACTCACCTACAACAAGTTCTCTCGAGAAGAACCGGAGCCCGGCAGCGGAATCAAAAAGGGAAACACGAGAAAGGAAAGAAGAGATTTATCGGAATGGGTCATTTTTGAAAACGCTCACCCGGCAATAATCACTGTTGAGCAGGGAATGGCTGTGGACAGGATTCGACAGGGGAAGGAACCGTTGTCGAAAGCACTGGACAAGAAAAAAGAAACCCGTATCTTAACGGGGCTTGTGAGATGTGGAGTGTGCGGAAAGAAGTACGCTATTGCGAGGGGAAAAAAGGACAAGAAATATTACGCATGCTCTTCTTCGCGCTGGGGGACTTCCTGCGGGAACAGATATGTCCGTTGCGAACAGGCTGAAGACCTTGTGAGATCGATTGTCTGCAACCGGGTAGACACGATGGAAGAAGAAATATTGAAGGCCATTGAGGAAGAACCAAGAGTCCAAGAACCAGTCGAATTAAAGGACATCGCAACTGAAAAGGACGAAATCCGAAGAAAAATGGGAAACCTGGTAGATGCCATTTCGGAGGGAATCATCCCGAAGGATCTGGCCTCTGAAAGGATGAAGACCTTCCAGAATGCCCTAGAACGGCTTTCTTTCGAGGAGAAGGCATTGAGACACCACTTTGAACAAAAAGAAGCGTCTGGGGCTGCTCTCGCTGAGCTGGGAGAACTTCCGGAGGGATGGAAGGATCATGATGATTTTCTTCGAGCCGTACTTCTAGCACTGATTGACCGAGTTGAAATAACCACTTCAGGTTTTGCCGTCCATTACAAAGTCCCAATTTCTCCCGACATAATTTGAATACCAAATCCCCTTTTTGCTACCCACAGGGGCATGGTTGGAATTTCTGCTACATTGAATACTAAGACTATGAGGGGGTCATACCGACCCCCTCATTTTATCCTTTCTTTTTACCATAGCCGCCATACTATTCCGGCCCCGATCACGAAATCCCCTCCACCGTGATCATTTAACCCATAACCGGCGAACACCCCGAAGCCTGGCGCACGAGCCTTCCGAATCTCTCGCTTCCAACCAGCCCGCTCCCGTTCGACGGCGCCTTCTAGAGTGGCATACCGAGCCATTATCTCCTCACGAAACCGAGCATTTTCATCCTGTATCGCCTCGAACCCCCGCTTCCACGCGTCCGCCTCGCCCCGGTAGGTTTCGAGGGCCTTCAGCGTATCCCGCCCATCGGCCTCGGTTCCCCAGTAGCCGGATTCAGGGGCTGTCCATCCCCTTGGGACGTATCTCCATTCGGCGGAAGCTGGCCAGCTCATTATTAAGGCCGCGAGCAACGCCATCAGGAGGAAGAGACTCCACTTCCCTCGACACCTTTCCACGGATCCCCGTCACCTCCTTCCTCACTCTGTCCACGATCTCATCCATTCGGGCCGTTGCCTGCTCCAACTCCTGCCTGGCCGACTTCAGCTCAGAATCGGTGAGCACCGTCTCCGGAGGCGGCTGTACGTAGAAATACCACGCGAGAAGGGCCCCCAGAACACACGCTGCCGCACCGCCGATGACATAGGATTTTTTCACCTCAAATCCGCCCTCTCTTCCTGCCACGCCCCTTCGTCCCCCTCTCCCCGAACCCGGACTGCCTCGTAGGCCGAGGTCACCGCATACCCGCCGACACACGCGTAAATCATCGTTTCGAGGAGGCCTGCAATGCCTGGAGGCACGTCGGCTCCCCGCCATGCATACCAGAGAAGAAGCGCCCCCGTATAAAAAATTACCCCGACCGCGAGTGGCTTCCTTGCCGGGACTCTCTTCCACCCCGGCCACGTCAGCGCCTTTCCCCGAGTACGCGGATCGACCACGCCACCACCCCCCCGAGGGAAATCCACACAAGCTTCGCCGTCCATTCCGAAACCCGGGAATTCCACCACGACTCCGGATTCTTCGGCGGATTCCGGGCAATTTCGAGGCTGATGCCGACGATCTGGTTTCTGAGCTTGTCGACCTCCCCCCACAAATCCTGCCGGTCCTGTCGGCTCTCGTTGATGTCCCGCTCGTAGTTCTGTCCCAGGATACTGGTCTCGATCGCCTTGACTGCCCTTGAAAGCTCCCCGATGTCCGATTTGAACTCCCGCAGATCCTCCTCGAAGGCGACCAGCTTAAAATGAAATTCCGTCAGCTTGTTCACGTTGGCAGTCAATGCCTCCATCGCCTTGAAGAGGGCCCCCACGTCCTTTTTCAATCCGATGAGCTCTCCCTCGATCTTCTGGCTGTCCACACCCCTCCCTCCCTACAGCACGAAAATGCTCTTCCTAGGCTTCCGGTCCACGCCGACATGAACCGAATACACACCCGGGCAGTAGCAATAGGTGAGGTCGCGGAGCTTCCCGTTGTCGTGCATGGCCTTGATGAACCGTATCAGGAAATACGACCGCACCATCCCTTCCGCCCGGATATCCGCCGCCTCCCCCGTAAGGTGTCCGCTGTTTTTCACTCCCTTAACCCGCCTGTTGTGGGTCGGGCAACGACATCCGGAGTCAATGAAGATCTTCTTTCCAAGCTCGTCACGGATTTCCTGCACCAAGTTCGCGAGTTTCGGGCTCACATCGTCAAAGCCGCATCCGTCCTTACACTCGTATTCCACCCGATCAAAATTCCGGGTCAGGTCTCCCATGGCCACCCCTCCCAATAAAAAAGACGGCCCCGGAGGACCGCCTTCCATCTCATCGAACTGATCACAGGGCACTTTCGTGTAATGCCTTCACCCTGATTTCCGTTCCCTCAATCGAAATTCCTTCCTCGCCTTCAACCAGACTCCCCGCGTGGAGGTCTCCGGAGGAAGTGAACCGTATGGACTCGGCCCCTTCAATGAGAACCCCCTTGATGGAAAGAACTCCGTCAGGGGTTATCCGTCCCACAAGGACGGGAGGGGTTTTAATGATTCCATTCCCTTCAGCCCCGGATGTTCCGAATGAGTCTCCCTTTGTGAGTCGCTCCACAAGAGCACGGCCTTTGACCCCTGCCGAGGAAGTGATCCGGATAGAGGTCTCCGTCACACTGTAGGCACGGGCGGCAACCTCGCTTTCACCCCCAAGGGAACCGGAGAGGTGTTTCCCAACCTCCGCCAGGCTTTTTCCGCCGCTTTCCATCATAGCTTCTCCGGAGCCGAGAATGGTGACAAGGGCTGCACCGGAAAGAAAGGATTCCGCTTCGCTCTTTCCAACGCCACGGGAGACAAGAATCGGCACGGCATCCTTCCCGGAGATGGAGGAAATGATCCCCGCACCCCGGAGGATCATGGTTGCGGTAGAGTCTCCACCGGAAAGACTTCCTGTCTCGCCTCTCCGAAGGATCGTCAGTTCGTGCCGCCCTTCCCCTCCGGAGGACGGGGAGATGGTTCCGGAAGCCGCTACGCTCCTCTCCGTCAAGGCGAAGGACGTGGTTCCAGCCGAAGCCGTCCCTTTGGAGAGGATCCCCTTTTCAACCCGGGCTCCAAGGAATGATCCACCTTCCGCCGCTCCGGAGGAGAGCAAGATGACCGCGGGGACACCGGAAATGCCCGAAAGGGCACCCGTGCTCCCGCCAGAGAATACCTCCATGGTGACTCGGGCCGTTGCTCCGGAAATTCCACCGGATACCACCGCAAGACAGAAAATCCGGGTTGCTCCCGCCCCCAACCCAGCGGAAGCCGAAATCGCACCAGACGCTGGCACCGGGACAGGAGGATTCTCCGACTCGCTTGTGGCACTCCCGGAAAGGGCAGTCTCTCCGGCGATTTCACCAGCAAGGTTCACGATAAAATCAAAATCAAGGAGGATCGTCCTGGGGTTCCCACCGTCAATTTCTCCTTCAAACTCCTGTGCCGTGGTCGAGGGGGCCCCCCCGTCTATCTCGCCGTCAAAATCAAGGCTTCCGAGAAGGGGGCTTCCACCGTCTAATTCATGAAAAACATACCGGGTTCCCCCAAGAGATGCACCGGAAACAGCCGACATCTTGCCAGACGAATTCCTCTCTGCCGTTTCATACTCAACAACAAGCCGGATAAAATCAACGGCAATAGTGGTCTCTGGGTACGGAGTAGATCCACCAAGCCTCCCATATATGTGATACGTCACGGGAGACAGCCCCGCTTCATACTTTGCAAGCCCTTGAATTTCCGGGTTTGCCGTTGCCGTCAAGGTACCGGATACGTTCAACCACCCTGACGGCGACATCAGGGTGGGGTCTCCCCCCGGAGTATCATAAATATAGAAAAAACTGGAGTGGGACTCCTCTCCATACATTGTTATCTTTGCAGAGTTTTCGTAGATGTCCGGAATACGGGTGTACTGAAGGTTTCTCTTTGTCTGAAGGGTCAGCGAGACGATCTCTGCATCTGCCGGGAGCCCTTCCACTATTCCAAAATCCGTTATGACAAGGTTACCTGCGAGCAAGTATCCCTCAAGCCCCTTCGTCATGCAGTTTCCATCTTCGGCACACACATTTTGAGGATTTTGGAATACTGTATTGGAGTCCCACGCCACGGGGTAAAATGTTTTTGTCGGCACGGTCGAATCACCTCCTTTCTTCGGGAAGTTCCGCTATTTGAAAATGATCCCGTCTGCCGTAATGGTGTTCGGAGTCTGTGAAGTGCCGCCTGTAGCCAAATTCGCCACAATGATTCCTCCGTCTTGGACAACAATATCATCGGCAGAATCACTAGCCCCTTTTCTGGCGTTTGTTTCAATCATAATGATCTTTCCTCCGGCGTATGCCCTCACACCAGAAGAACCACCAGCACCACTCACATCAGCAACATCCATAGAAACAACGCCACCATAGCTTGCAACAACAGATGTTCCAGTTGCACCCGATACAGCCCCCCACCCTAGACTGATCCTTCCACAGTCATAGGCATTGACCGAAACATTCCCCCTGCACCCCGAAATGTTCCAACCGTTCACGTTGACATACCCTCCACTCCCGGCAAAAACGGCAACACCTTCACAGTTATCTATTTTTTGGCACGCCTCGGCATCAGCAATAAAACTCCCTCTCATAAATATTTTTCCACCGTCAACAGCCGCCAGACCACCAACCTTATCGTTCTGACCGGGGGTGCCCGTCATCGTAAATCCAAAACAGATAACAGGACAAACCCCATTGTTCGCCGCAATAAAAACGGCACGAACTGTTTCGTCAGTTAAATCGGTAAATGTCGTGGCAAGCCGAATCGAATCAGCGTTTACCGTGACGAGGCTTCCAAGGCCCACTTGCGTTTGCATCACAGACACAATATATATCCAAGACAAATCTACTCCGTTGCAAATGACTGGTTCTGTTATGACATACCCTGGAAGAAGGCCGACCATTGCCATTGGGCCACCAATACCAGAGGTCGGAGGAAAAGAGGCATGGTTTTTTGAAAGTACCTCTAATGCTTCGTTGAGAGTGGCGTAGTTTCCACTCGCCCCAACGGTTACTTGCACCGAACCGCTAAATGACGCTACGTCACCCGTCCCGCCACCCCCGCCAGTTCCAAGGGCGGGAAGGCTGGCGAAGGCGGTTGCGCCATCCCCGCACTTCATTTCCTTCGTGGTTGTATCGTACCCAAGTTCACCAGCCCGGAGGGGGGCCACCTCACTTGCCCAATCCGTGGTAGTGCCTCGTTTAACCTGAAGGATTTTGGTTTCCTTTGCCAATCGTCATCACCTCCCAAAAAAAGAGCGGGGGCAAAAAGGCCCCCGCATCACAAAATCAGTCCAGCGTAATTACAAGGTCTCCCGCCGGGAACTTGAGGATGTTGTCCGTGATTACCTCCTGTGCCACGGTGAGACTCCCGGAGGCCAGGATGTTCCCACCGCTCGCCTGATCCGCGAGGAAGAAATGGGTGATCGTTCCCCATGCTCCTGTTGCCTTGGGGAAGGTAAAATCCACCTTGTTCTCCTTCGTCCCAAGCCCCTCATCCAAAGCGGCAGTTTCCCATGCGTCCGTATCGTTCTCGATTTCCACCCTGGCATAGGCGTTCCCGGAGGGTTCGGCTACCCCGCTGCCATCTTCACCGGGGTCAGCGGTCGAGAGCCCAAGCCAAAGGGACGTGGGCACGGAATATGCCGTGCTTCCAAACAGGTGATCGAGCAGTTTCAGTTCAAGGTAGTTCGTAAAGCTTCCCGCCATTTCAATCAGTCCTCCTCATAGGTTATTTCGAGGCAATTCAATTCATCGTTGTACCGAATCCGATATTTCCCCAACGTCACGCCGCCATCCGTCACTCCGGCTCCCGGCTTTCCCCTGGGGCCGGGAGGTCCCGGAGCCTGTACTACCAACCTCGGCACAGAGCTCATTTTGTCGCCTCCGGTGTCACCGTCCATTTACCGTCAAAGAGACGGTATACCTTCCCTTCGGGGGAGGTGAGTTCGAGAGCCGTCACTACAATGAGCGGCCGATCCCCCCCGAGAAGCCTCATGTGCGCAGCCGGGATTCTGATGTGAATCAACCCCGTATCGCCTCCAAGAAGAAGCCCATCCCCGTCTGTTATCGAGAGGATGGGCTCTTCGTCCATATAGCGTCTCCGGAAGTCCTGCCGGGCCGAGTACCCGTTCAGCGGAACGGGGCTCCCGTTGAATTCCCACAAAACATCCCGCTCAAAATCTGCACCCGCCGGAACGGTAATATCCCATTGGACGGGGTTCCACCCCTCCACAATCAAGGCAACACCTCCCCTGTAAGGTAAGATCACTCGTGAATTTCGTAAGCCCGAGCCGTCACGGTTCCCTGTACCGATGAAATTCCGTCAGGGTCAAAGGAGCATGTTTCAAAAACCAACTCCACTACCGCGCTGGTGGCGTTAACCTTCGGAAGCAAAACTCGATTCCGAACGTCCCCTTGAAAGGATGCGCTCCCCAATGAAGTTCTGACCTCTGCCTTCCACGTCCCCCCTACAGGGACCCACTCAAAGTCTATCTTCACCTCCGCCCCTGTTTCCGGAGGCTGTGCCAGAGAGAGGAGCCCGCTTTCGCTTACCGAAAATTCCAAACCGGGGACAAGGGGAGAACTGTTGAGGTAAGCCTTTACGGTGCTCCGCTTCCAGTAGTCCACGATCTCTATGGGGATTTGCCAGCTTGCGGTCCCGCCATCAGCAGAGCTCTCTAACACATGCCCGGAAACCCATTCAAAATCCGGAGGATAAAACTCCAAGGCTACAAACCCCGATGCACCATGAGTATGATCATGGGTTTGAAACGGGGCCTGCCCCGTAACATTGATGCCGTAGGGGGTCTGATAGTCATTATCTCTCCCCGCGTCTGTAATGAGCCCTCTGAGCTGGGTTCTTGTCCTATAGACTCCCGTAGTTGCCATGGCCCCCTGCCCTGTGAACATGAGATGGAACCTGCCTACTCGAGCCCTTGCCACGCCGCCCACAACACGGGAAAAGTCCCCCGTATCTGCGCACCCTCCCCAATGACCTCCCGATCTCGTGTAGGTTACCGTTGCCGACATACTTGTGGACAGATAAATTTTTGAATGCACCCGCCAGCCCTGAACCACCGGATCGGAAAAAACACAGGAGGGATATTGCACCCAGTTTCCGCCACCCGTGACATACGAGCCGGAAAAATTCTTCGTCTCGGATGCGAGGTACGTTTCCGCTTGACAGACTATCCGGATGGGGCCGTTGCTCAGATTGATCCATTCTCCGGAAATTTCGCCAAGAACGCTCCTGATCCTTGGATGGAACTGCGCCACTTCCCCGAGGACCATGCCACCCGGCAAATAATACCTGTGCGGAATCTGGCTCCCTATCTGCTCTTGTGTAAAGGTTGCCACTTGGCTTCCGTCTCCGAAGTCTATCTGGACACTCGTAATCCTCGGATTCGCGGAAACCGAAAAAAGCGTATCCAAAGGATCGCCTTCAAATTCCCTTTCCCCGTACACCGGGTTCGCCTCAAAGGATGCGTCCGAAACAAGGGATACCTTCTCCCCTTCCACCCACATCGTTGACCGGAGCACACCCATAGAATTCCAGCCCAGACGGGCAGAGGGAACGAACTCCTGCTCCCCTTCTTTTGTCTTGACGTAGAGGTGCTTCAGCTTCGGCCACGCCTCACCCGCACTCACCCACGCCGATCCATCCCAGTACCAGAATACGGAGCCGACTTTCCAGATATCATATTTCCTCGCTCCGCTGGAAGGGAGGTCATCCGCGGAAGCCTTGGTCCCCTTGAGAATGAGGGTGTCCAACTCCGGGCCGATGTTCCTCCACGCCGATCCGTCCCACACGTGGCGATCCGGACCGATAAGGAAGGCTTCTCCGATCTCCCCTTCTGCCGGAAGCTCCCCTGTGCCGGAGAGTTCCCCCCGAAGAGGGAGCTTGTCCCGGTAGTTGATGGTCTGACTCGAGATTTCCCCGGAAAAGGCTATGGTGAATTCCACCTCCACCGAATTCAGCCCCGAATCAGGGGTGCCCGTAAAGGCCGTTATCGATGGGGTGGTTCCGATCCCCGGCGATGCCGGGGTGTAGGTGGAAATGGTGGGCTCGTCATTCCGTCTGGTGATGATCTCCCACCCTGCCCCCTTCCCTGTGGGACGCGCCAACAGAACCTCTTTCCCGGGAGGCAGGGAAATCCCCGCCTGATAGTCCACCCGCGCCGTTCTCGTCTTCCCCACAGGATCCCCCTGCATGTGGATGCTGTACGTCTCGTAATCAATTTTCGCCACAATCTGGCCCCTGCCCACATTGTTCAGCCGTTTCGCCTTCTTCTCCAGAAGATGAACCACGGCTGTTCCAATGTCCTCGCTGTCCACACCGATTGCCCCCTCAATGTCCGAGAGGAAGGGAACGGCGGAGCATTCGAGGGTCACGTCCTCCGCGCCGAGGTTGAAGGCTATGCTGTCGATGGTCCACTCCCCTCCTCCCCACGACACGGTATTTCCTTGGATAAAGGGTCCAGCCGGGAGGGTGAGGGATGCCGTGAGGCAACGGGTGCAATAGGCGAGATATCCCTGCGCCGCCGCTTCGAGGATGGTCACGTCCGGCTCCATGGTCAGGGCATCTTCAATGCCGATCCCCGTAAGGGCAACACTCTTTTCGATCACACCGAGGGAGGCAACAGAGGGCTCGTCCGCAACCGTGGCGGAAAGGTGAATGCTCCGCTTGTGGACTTGCAGAACCTTGGTAATGTCCGGCTTCCGGAGGCCTCCCTCGTTCGTGGTCCTCTGGAGGTGGTACAGGCTGTCCGTCTCGCTGTACTCATAATACTCGTTCCGTGAGGATTCAAGGATCCCCGGCATCTTCGGGAGACCGAACCGCCGGATCCACTCCTTGCCGTGCCATTGGGACTCCTCTTGGAAATACCAATCCACGTACTCGTCTATCTGGATCGGCGCCTCTTCGTCAAGGAAGCTGGAGGTGGTCTTCCGGTATTTTCGATAAAAATACCAGTCCGCCAACGGGTTCGCCCTCCGCTCCACCACGGATTCCTCGTAGATTGTCAGAGAATCGTTCGCCCCAACGGTGTACGTGGCATAACTTGTGGTCTTTTCGAGCTCCGAGGCTTCCTCCTTGTCGTACCGGGTCAGGTTCCCCTCCGAATCCCACGTCCACGATTCAGACACGCCCTTGCCGTCACCGAGGTCTGTCACAACGCTCTGGACTTGTTCCCCGATCTTCGTGATGGTCCTTGTGATACCGTATCCCGTCTCCACCGTAACGGTGGGGTCTTCGAGGGGGTCAACGTCCTCCGTCCAGTCAGCGTCAACCGTTGCCACCACCTGATTCCCGTACCGATCCACGTTGATCCCCGTCTGTACTCCGAGGGGGTCAACGATTCCGCTGGAGGCTGGGGTGGCGAATTCATAGCTCCCGTCCGGAAGATACCGGAACACCTTTCCTGATGCGAGGCTCACGCTCCGGATGAGGTCCACCCATTGAACGGGATCTTCCCCCGTGCCGAAAATGTCCAGCGATACGGAACCGGAAAGGGAGGAGCCGATGGACGAAAGAATCCCGCCGATAACATCCCCGGCATTCCCCGCCGAATACTCCACCTCTCCGGAGAGGATCGCGCTCACTGGGTCCTTGATCTCCGCCCGGTACTCGTTGTCCTCATGGATGTACCGGACCTTCGTCACCACTCCGGTAAAGAGGGGGATTCCCCCCCCCTCGACGGTGATCTTCTCCCCCGTGGAAGCCGGTTCGATCATGACGAGGTTACCGCTCGCGACACCCCACTCTTCATACAAAAAAGAGGCGGAGAGGACCTCCCGCCCGTCTGACGTGAATATCTGCGGCATATCCCCACCCGCCTTTATACGTTGTAGACCGTCTCCAAGGTGAGCTGCACCTTCGAGAGGGCCGGATCGATGCATCCCCTATCCGTAATGGCCAGAATCAGGACGCTGTAGGTTCTCCCGTCCCGGTCCTCAAAGAGCAGAGGCTCCCCCGAGTCGTGGGCAGCCTGGATGGAGTCGAGAGATTCCAGGGCGTAGCATTCGAGATCCCACCGGAAAGCCTTGTCGTGGTTCGTCTTGATGAGCTTCCGCCCCAGGGTCCTCTTCGCCGTTCCGAGGGACACGAGCTGCCTGCTGTAGTTCGATTCCGTGGTCACCATGGAGAGTGTGACGGCGCCGATCTTCATGGCCTACAGCCCCCTTCCCGCCACGGCGATAGATTTCGCCGGGTCGCCGTTCTTCCCCGCAGCCCCGAACTGAAGGGAATTGATCTTCGTCTGGGCCACCTGAACAGCCTGTTCCACCCATTTCAGCATGTTGTCATGGATCGCCTTGCCCACGGCCTCCCCAGTCTCGTTCCCCGCCGGAACGATCCTCTGGATGGACTCGATGAGCTTCTGCTCCATGGGGTCGAGGTTCACGGAATTGAGGCCGAGAAGATCCGTCGCCCCTCCTTTGCTTCCCCCGGTGGCCTTGTTGATGGTGTCAAAGAGATACGTGATTCCATTCGTCAACTGGATTACCTTTTCATTCTCATTCTCCGAGATAACCGACATTGACCATTCTGGGGCTTCCGTCAGCCCAAGAATCTTCGGCGTGTTTTGT